TTTCGTATCGTTACATCGTCTATTAGTCGTCAACGCAATTCACAATTTTCAGTGATGATTGACGTGGTAGGCTACGCGCAAAAGCCAACTAATGATGATACTAAAGATATTGATTTCAGACGCTACCACACACCACTTGCAGACGTAGAAGCGCAAGCAGGGTCAACATTCTTAGAAAAGTCTTATAACTGGGTAGCATCACAAGCCGATATGTCTGGCGCGGTAGCGGTGTAATGTTTGGTTTTTCCGCTTTTGCTGGGGCGCCTTTTGCCAGTTTAACTGGCGCAGCCCCTATATCTGTTTCTTTGTCAGAATCTATAGCACTCTCTGATGGCTATGCAACAGTCGTAACATTTACTTCAGCACTAACAGAGGCAGCCACACTAGCGGACACAATTACAGTAACTGGAGCCTATTCGGTAGATTTAAGCGCACCTATATCTTTAACAGACGGTTACGCACCTGCGGTAGCATATATAGCTGATTTAGCTTCTTCTGTGGCACTTACTGATGTTTACACTTCAGCAGTTACATATAATACAATACAAGAAGAAAGTATTTCCCCGTTAGCCGAGCAGACGGTATCTGTAACCTGTAATTTAGCTCTTAGTGAAGCATCCCTATTATCAGATACATATAGCGCAGCGGGTAGTATATACAACACATCAAGCTTAAACACGGTAACCCTACTTGACGGATACACATTTAGATTCTTATGGGAATCTATAGACGATACACAATCTGCTAATTGGGTATCTGTAACCACAACACAAGACCCTAATTGGGTACCAGTTATAACTTACCAGGAATAAACATGACAACATCATACACAACATTGTTGGGGCTTGCTCAACCGCAAACAGGAGATTTAAGCGGTACTTGGGGGACAACCATTAACGATAACCTTACTGCTTATTTAGACGATGCGATTGCAGGCGCACAGGTTATTAGTGGTAGTCAGACAGCCGTTACGCTAAGTAAAACAACGGGGGCAAGTTTAAGTCAAGTCGTAGCAGGCACTACGGGCTCATCACAATATCAGATTATTCGTTGTACAGGCACTCCCTCAAGCTTACTGACTATCACAGTCCCTGCAGCAAATAAAATATATGTAGTTATCAACGCAACAGCTCAATCGGTCAAAATCGTAGGTACAGGTCCAACTGCGGGGGTTACTATTGCTTCTGGTAAAAAAACTTTAGTAGCGTGGAGTGGCTCTGATTTTGTGGAAGTTGCACCTAGTTCTAGCGGAACAGTAACTTCTGTTGCCATGACAGTCCCTAGTTTTTTATCTGTTACAGGTTCGCCAGTAACAGGAGCAGGGACAATTGCGCTTGATTTTACTTCAACAACACCGTTGGCTATTGGGTATCGTGCATTAGGGTTAAACACAACAGGTTCACAAAACACGGCTGTTGGGGCAAACGCTTTATATAATAATACAACCGCAGGGTATAACACGGCTGTCGGATACAACGCACTAACTAATAATAGTTCTGGTGAACACAATGTAGCTGTAGGTAGAAACGCACTATCTGCGGTATTTAATAGTGGTTCGTTTAATGTTGCTTTGGGGAGTAGCTCTTTACTCGGTAATACCTCAGGTACCAACAACACAGCAGTGGGTGGTTACTCTTTAAGCGGTGGGTCATCTGGTTCATATAACACTGGTATTGGCTATCTCGCAAGTTGTGGTAGTACAGGTAGTGGTAATATTTCAATCGGACCTGTCAATTCTGCTGGTACTAACGCACCCGCATTTTCTATATCAACAGAAAGCAACCGAATTAGTATGGGTTCAACAGGCGTTACAAACGCCTACGTGCAAGTAGCGTGGACAGTTGTTTCTGATGCGCGTGATAAAACTAATTTTGCACCTGTTCCACATGGTCTTGATTTTGTAAATCAACTTAATCCAACTTCGTATCAATTTAAGGTTAATCGTGAAGATGACACACCAACAGGTGCTGTTAGATACGGTTTTAAAGCGCAAGATATTTTATCTTTAGAGGGTGATAATTCAGTTATTATTGACAGTGAAGATTTAGAAAAATTACGTTTCAACTCCGATAGTTTAATCCCTGTTCTTGTTAATGCAATTAAAGAGCTTACTGCTCGTCTTGAAACTTTAGAAAATAAGGTAAATTAAAATGAACAAATTACTTAAAGCATGGAACTATATCCAAGCAAGATTAAAAGAACCTTCTACACACGCGAGTGTGGCAGCACTCGCTACGATGGCGGGTATGAATATTGATGCTGGTCCCGTGCATGATGGCTTGACTGCGGCTGGTATCGTGTTTGGTGTGATTGGATTATTTACATCAGAGTCTTCATCTTAATAGTTGCGCTACAGGGGTGTAGTCTTACGCAATGTGATATTACACCCACAGCAACATTGGCGTATAATGAAGCTAAATCAGAGCTTGGTTTAGGTAGTGAAGGGGTTAATTTAAAGTGTAAAATAGAGGAGTATTATGATTGATTCAATAAGTGGGTTTTTTAAAAAAGTACTACGCTTCTTCTCAGCGCATACATCCGAACTTGCAGAAGCAGCCACGATTGCTGAAATTGCTACGGGTAATGCCGAGCTTGTCCCTTTAACTCAAACTATCGCAAAAGCAACCCAAGCAAGCACTTCCATTCTTGATAAAATGACGGATACCTTAAATGACGAAACTAAGTGAACATTTTAGTGAAGAAGAATTCATGTGTCACTGCGGATGTGGCGAGAAGCACATCAATCCAAAACTCATTGAACTCTTAGAGCGCATTCGCACAACTCTTGGAAGACCTATTAAAATTGTTAGTGGGCATCGCTGTGAGAAACACAACAAAGAGTGCGGCGGTAAAGAACATAGCCAGCACTTACTTGGCAATGCAGCAGATATTCAAATAGAAGGTATGCTTCCTGTAGCAGTTCAAGAATATCTCATGAAGCATTATGACGATGACTGTAAAGGGTTAGGCCGCTATAAATCATTTACCCATATTGATGTACGTGATGGTAAAATCGCACGCTGGAACGGATAATGCAATCTAATATCGATAGCTTTGTATATTGTTGGACTGATAAAGCAACTAATAAACTTTATGTGGGCTTACATAAGGGAGCTATCGATGATGGTTATATTTGCTCATCTAAACACATGAAAAAAGAATATGCGGTTAGACCTTATGATTTTACTAGACAAATAATATCAAACGGTACTTATGATGATTGCCGAATGTTTGAGAAAAAAGTAATACTTGCTATGTTTGCACAAGATGTACCTTGTTATAATTTGAATGCTGGCGGTGCGATTAAATTTACTCCTGAAATTCGAGCAAAGATAAGTGCTACACATAAAGGTAAAATCATATCTCAATCACATAGAGATGCTATTCGAGCGTATAGTAAGATAAAGCCTCCAGCATCAGAAGAAACTAAAGAAAAGATACGCCAATCAAAATTAGGTGTTGTACGTAAACCTTTTACTGAAGAAGCTAAACGTAATATGAGTATTGCTCGTACTGGTGTAAAAAGAGCACCTGAAGTAGGTACTGCAATTAGTTTACGACAGTTAGGTAAAAAAAGAAAAACGCCTTACCCAGAAGAAGCTAAAGAAAAAAATAGATTAGCTAGTACTGGTAAAAAACATTCTGAAGAAACAATAGCGCGATTAAAAGAAATTAAAGCTAATGTATCTCAAGAAACTCGTGATAAATTAAGCGCAGCTAAAAAAGCGTATTGGGACAAGAAGCGAGCTGAAAAACATGGTACTTAAAAAACTCACGGTTAAAAGCGGTGTCAATAGAGAAAACACGCGACTATACACAGAAGGCGGATGGTATGACTGCGATAAGATTCGTTTTCGTCAAGGTACACCTCAGAAAATAGGCGGCTGGAATCGAATCTCTAGCGCTACTTTTAATGGAGTGTGTCGTTCACTATGGGCTTGGCAGACACTTGCTCAGATACCGCTTATTGGTGTTGGGACAAATACAAAGTTTTACATCTCTCGTGGTGGGTACTACTACGATATCACTCCTATTCGCACAGCAACTAACTTAACTACGCCTTTTGCAGCTACTACAGGCTCAACGGTTATTACGGTATCAGCACCTTCACATGGGTGCGTTAATGGAGACTTTGTTACTTATAACGGTGCATCGTCGTTAGGTGGAGTTATTACTGCCGCTGTACTTAATACTGAGCATCAGATTACTTATGTTAACGCAAACTCTTACACAATCTCAGTTAGTATAGCGGCAACCAGTGGAGATACTGGGAATGGAGGTACAGTTCGCGCTGTATACCAGATAAATAGTGGTCCTGCATATCAAACAGCGGTTACAGGTTGGGGTGCTGGAGGTTGGAGTCTTGGGTTATGGGGCACCGGCGTTGCGACTACGGACTCTCTTCGCGTTTGGTCTCAAAGTAATTATGGGGAAGACCTTGTATTTGGTCCACGCACGGGAGCGATGTATTACTACTATGCAGGGAGAGGAGTAGCATCTACAACAGCAACTATTTCAGTAGCATCTCCAGCAGTTATCACTACAACAAATCAGTATAAAGAGGGTACACCGATAGTCTTTGAAACAACAGGCGCACTACCTACTGGCGTTGTTACGGGCACGGTATACTATATAAAAAATTATGTTGCAGGTGTGTTTAATATAACTGACTCTGTAGGGACTCTAATTAACACTTCTGTAGCTGGGTCAGGTACACAATCTATTTCAGCACGTGCAGTAAATTTAACGGCTATTGCTGGAGCTTCAGATGTTCCCACTATTCAGAATTACATTACGGTATCAGATACTTTCCGCTTTGTGTTTGCTTTTGGTTGTAATGACTACGGTGTATCTGCTCAAAGCCCATTGTTAGTACGCTGGTCTGACCAAGAGAATGCAGCTAACTGGACACCGTCCACTACTAATCAAGCAGGGTCATTAAGCCTTACTCGTGGGTCTCAGATTATTACTGCGCTTCAAACACGTCAAGAGATTCTAGTTTGGACGGATTCTACGCTCTACTCTATGCAGTATTTAGGTTACCCGCTGGTTTGGAATGCCCAGCTTATGGGTGATAACATCTCTATTGTAGGTGAGAACGCGGCTGCTCTGGCTTCAGGTGTTGTGTACTGGATGGGGCGAGATAAGTTTTATAAATACGATGGCCGTGTGCAAACACAAAACTGCGACCTGCGGGAATATATATTTAATGATTATAATGCACAGCAATCAGAACAAGTACTTGCCAGCACCAATGAAGGGTATAATGAAGTCTGGTGGTTCTACTGCTCTGCTGATAGTACGGTGGTGGACAAATACGCAATCTATAATTACGCTGAAGATATATGGTATTACGGTACGATGGGTCGCACCGCTTGGCTTGACTCTGGGATTTTAGATTACCCTCTTGCAGCTACTTACTCAAATAACTTAGTTAATCATGAAGATGGTTTGGACGATAATGAGACTTCAACATCTACTGCTATTCATGCTTATATTACAAGCTCTGAGTTTGATATTGATGACGGTCATAACTTTGTATTTATTCGCAGGATTTTACCGGATTTAACTTTTAGAGGCTCTACTACAGAAAGTCCAGCAGCGACACTGACTGTTTACCCTTTAATTAACGCAGGTAGTGGATATACAAATCCAGCTTCTGTTGGCGGTAGTGATAATGCAGTGATTACAAGAACAGCTGTTGTACCTATTGAGGCGTTTACTGGGCAAGTGTTTATTCGAGTACGTGGTAGACAGTTTGCGTTTAAGATGGAAAGTAATCAGTTAGGTAATACGTGGCAGATGGGCGCCATGAGGCTCGATTTCAAGCTGGACGGGCAGAAATCATGAGCAATACAGTTCAAACCCCAAAAGCACCGAGTTTACCTTTTGCTGAGGTGCAGTATAGCCGTAACTACCTTGACCAATTAAATAACGTACTGCGCTTATACTTCAATCAACTTGATAACACGTTCCAATCCCTGCTGAGTATTGCAGGGGGAGCTGCTTTTAAATTTCCTGTTGGTAGTTTTTATTTGACTACGCAGCAGACGATACCTGTTATAAATACAGCTTACGCCATACCGTTTAACAATACAGCCGTATCAAACCAAGTTGCTATCGGAACAACGACATCTCACATCGTAACAAATGTAGCGGGATATTATAACTTTCAGTTTTCAGCGCAGTTGGCTAAGACGGCTGGAGGTACCATTAATACGTGGGTATGGCCTAAAGTAAATGGGGTGGATATCTCAAACTCAAATACTAAACTTCAAATAACGGGAGCAAGCACTGCTGAGACTGTTGCAGCATGGAATTTTGTACTCCCTATGAACGCTGGAGATTACTTTGAGCTTTACTGGGCAGCTGACAGCACCAATATTATTTTAGAAGCTGTTGCAGCTAATTCTTTTTCACCTGCAATACCTCCTGTCATCCTTACCGCTACGTTTGTTTCAGCACTATACTCATGATATTATTAGCTAAACTTTGGAGGTATCGTGAGCGATTTAG